CGGTGGCGCTCGACGTCGAGGCCGCCGTCGCGGTGGCCAGCGCGTCGGCCGAAGCGGTCGCGCTGATGGGCACGGCCGCCGGGGCCGGGGTCGGAGCCGGGGTCGGCGGCTTGCCGGTGGCGAAGGCCGAGGTGGCGGCGCACAAGGTCACAAACAGCACGGCGGCGATGAGGGTTTTCATTTCGGTTCCTTCTGGGGTTCGGTCAGTGTAGCAGATGCTGTCGCCTGCGCAAGCGCTTGGCGCCAGGCCAGCAACAGTGTCTTGTTGTCCGCTTCCAACTCCGCGATGCGCGCGGTTTGCTCCTCAGCCAGCTTGACCAGGGAGTCTTTGGACCACGAGTGAAAGTCAGCCATTTCGGTTCTTCATGTACTCAAGCAGCAAGTCCTGCACCTCGCGTTTGGACTGCATGCGGTCGATGACAACCTCGTCCACCGTGTCGCGGGCCACGATGTTGTAGACGAAGACTGGGCGCTCGTGGCCGGCCTGCTTTTGCCGCATCGGCCCGATGCGCTCGAGGATCTGCTGGCGCTCCTCCAGGTTCCACCAGTGACCAAAGTAGACGAGGATGTTGCCACCGTCCTGCAGGTTCAGGCCATGGCCCGCCGAAGCCGGGTGAGCCAGTAGGATCGGTATCTGCCCTGCGTTCCAATCCTCAATGGTTTGGGGCGCCGCATCAAGCTGCCGGGCTTCCGGGAAAGCGGCCTGAAGGCGGGCAAGATCGCTGCGAAAGTGGTAAGCAACCAGTACGGGCGCCCCTGATGCCTCCTCAACGACGGACTTGAGGGCTTCGATCTTCTCGTCATGCGTCACCACCCACTCTGTGTTGGACTCGCCCACGTAGGCCGCGCCGTTGGCCATCTGCAGGCACTTGATCGTCTTGGCCGCCGCGGCGAAGGCCTCGATGTCGTGACCCTCAAGATGCGTGAACATCTCGCGCTCCATGTCGCGGTAGTGCTTGCGGGCCTTGGCCGGGAGCTCCACCTCGACGGTGCGCACGATCGGGTCGTTCAGGTCGAACCAATCCTTCGGGTCCAGCGTGAGGCAGATGTCGCGCAGGCGATCCTGAATCTCGGTCTGCGAGTGAGGGAAGACGACACGCTTGACGAAGGTCTTGTGCGCGTTGACCGCGTCCTTCGCGCGCTGGTAGCCGAACCACCGGTTTTCGAAGTCGCTATAGGATCGACCGAGTCGATAGCCTCCGTCTAAGAACCATGTCTGCCCCCACAGGTCGTTGAGGCCGTTCGGCGCCGGCGTGCCGGTGAGGTTGACCCAGCGCTTGACCTTGGAGTGCGCGACGTTGCTCAGCGCCTGGGTGCGCTTGCCGCCCTGCTTGATGCGGAAGTTCTTCAGGCGCGTGGACTCGTCGGCCACCACCATGTCGAACGGCCAGTGCGCGCCCAGCGTGTCGACCAGCCACACGAGGTTGTCGTAGTTGATCGTGAAGATGTCGGCGCTGGCCTGCAACGCGGCCCGGCGCTCCTCGGCGCTGCCGATGATGGGCTGCACCCGCAGGTGCGCGAACTGCTCCCACTTCTCGGCCTCGCCAGGCCACGTCGACCGGGCCACGCGCAGCGGGGCCAGGATCAGCGGTCGGCGTGCGAGACCAGCGAGCAGCAGCGCGTCGCACACGGCGAGCGTGCTGCTGGTCTTGCCCATACCCATGCCAGCCCACAGCGCGCAGCGCGGGTTGCTGATCGCGTGGTCGATCATGATCGACTGGTAGGGGTGCGGGGTGAAGGGTCTCACTGCGGCATCTTGGCCAGTCGCGGGTACTTCGCCCGGATCTCTGCAGCGAGAACCGGCAACGCCTGCTCGCACGCATCCGCATACGCCATCAGTGCGTGCCGAGCGAACTCGTCGTGGGTGAGATCCAGAGTGAAGTATTCCGCCCCCTCCCGGTCCCCGCCGGGAGCATCCCGACCGTCGACACGAGAGACGTTGAACTTCTTGTAGAGACCTGCGTTTTCAGACATGGTTGGTTCCTTTGCGCAGCCAGAAGAACACGGCGAATGCGGCGAGCATCTTGCTGGCTGTCATCAAGAGAACGCCACCGACCGAGAAGAACCCGATCAGACCGAGGAAGACAGCGGAGTCGATCGGAGTGCCCAAGGCGCTGGACAGCAGCACGCGTTGGTCAAGCGGGCGCTTGCTGAAGGTGTAGACCGCCCAGTCCACGAGCTCGCTGACGAGGTAGGCCGCGCAGCTGGCGATCGCCACTGCAGGCGACGCCATGAAGTACGAGAGCACCGCGCCGACGAGCATGACCAGCAAAACCTTGTGGCCGATCTCGCGCTGGGCGAAGTCCCGCAACACGAACACTAGGCCGACGGCCAAAGACATTGGAGGCCAGCCGTGGATCAGCGGCACGTAGATGAAGCCGATGTTGATCAGCACGATGGAGACGAGGTAGAGCAGCGTGTAGCGCATGGCTTTCTTTCAGTGGTGGAGGGGATCGAACACGTTCATGACTTCGTGAGTCCAGCGCTTCGCTTCGCGCCAACTGTTTGCGTCGCGACCTTGCTTGCGGGCGGAATAACTCCACGCCATCGAGTCCGCAGTGTGCAGCAGCGACACCACGAGTTTCGACTTGAATGCCGTGCGCTTCAAACCAAACCCGTGGAGTCGAAGATCAGGTCTCTCGGCCTTGATGGCTAGCAGCACATCTTCGATAGCCTTCGGGTCACCGTTGCGCTTGCAGACCGATCCAACGCCTACCCAGGCATTCGGGCCAAGACGATCACCGTATTGCCTGATGTGCGAGACGTACTCAGCCGGAGCGTAGCCCTGCAGCACCGGCATGATGTAGGCACCGCCGCAGTCCCACGCCAGATCAAGTTCGTCGTAACGTTCGACGGTGAGGCGTTGATGCTCGGTCACCGTCAGCCCGGTACGTTCAAGCATGACTTTCTCGCACATCCAGTCTTGCGACACGGCTGCCAGCATGTTCCCGTTGCCCTTCCACCGCTTGATCTGGGCGGCGTACTCTTCAGGCCCGTGCGGGTAGCCACCGTGCTTGTGGATGGTCGTGAAGGCTCCTGAGTCCATGATCCAGTTGTTGACGGGGAACGCTGACTTTCGGCTACGGATAGTGTTGACCGAGATGAACGCGCATTCGAAATTAACTGCGTCCGCAGGATGATGCAAACCGGTGAAGAACTGCACGGTTCACAACGGCGGCAACCACTCGTCCAGCTGCGCCTCGGTGCTGATCACTAGCACGACGCAGCCCGCGGCCCGCATGCGCTCGTGCTCGCGGGCCTGCGCAGCGGTGGGGCCTTTCTTCGGCGCCTTGGTCTCGACGAAGGGGTGCTGAGGCGGCGTACCGTCGTTCCACTCGGGAAACAAGCACAGCACGTCCGGCGCGTAGCGGCGGCCCAGCCACGACACGGCGCGGATCTCGCCGCCGTAGGCTTCGACTCGAGGCTTGAGTTTCTTGCGCAGATCGCCTTCAGCTGCCACGTTGGGCCTCCTCAATTCGTGCACGAGCGATTTCAAGGTAAGTGGGATCCTGCTCGATACCGATGAACTTGAACCCTTCCAGAACGGCACCGCGGCCGGTGCTGCCGGAGCCCATGAACGGATCCAGCACAGTACCCCCTGCGGGCGTTACCAGCCTGCACAGGTAACGCATCAGATCGGTGGGCTTGACTGTGGGGTGGACGTTGCCTTGGCCGCGGTCAGCCTTCGACGCCTTAGAGCAGTAGAAGAACCGCGCGGCGCTGCCGGTATCGCCCCGCGGCGGCGGCGTGTGCGGTCGAGCCCCCATGTCGCCGTAGACGTTGACGCTCGGTTTATCGCCGTGCTCAGGACCGACCGACCGCAACTGCCCTGGTGCTTGGGGGAACGCAGCGAGCACTTCCTCGCTGCCATCGTGGATCAGGTTCGCGGGCCAGCGGCCGACGTGAGGATCCCACCCGCTACCGGTGCCGGGATCGTTTGACAGGTTCCCGTAGGCGGCACCTTGATCGGCCCTTCGCGGTGAGGCAGGCGTACCCTTGACCCCGTCAATCCTGCAGCCGTCAATGTTCAGCCCTCCGACGCCCCATTCGTTGAAGTTCGCTTCGACGGTGCCGATCAGCGGCTTGCGCGCCAGCACGATCGGTTCCTGTGCGGGTTTGAGCGCTGTACCTCCCCATTCACCGTTGTGCGACTTGGGAAAGCCTGAGCCGTAGATCCATTGGATCTGATCGCGGATCTCAAATCCGGCGTCTTCAATCGCGCAGACCATGCGGTGATAGGTGCGCGTGCCGCCAAACGCCAACAGGTAACCGCCAGGCTTCAGAACGGCAAGCGCAGCGCGCCACGTTTCAACCTTTGGAACATCGTAGTCCCAGTGCCGGTTCATGAAACTTAACCCATACGGCGGGTCGGTGACGATTGAATCGACACTGTTCTCCGCAAGCGCAAGCTCCATCACATCGCGGCAGTCGCCTTCAAGCAGTACGCTGCCTTCAGCTGCCATTCCAGATACCTCTCGGTTTCTCGATGATTGACCGCAGCGAGTTGTCGACGCGGTCGATCAGTTCAAAGTGGTCGGGGTTCACGCACAGCGGGTTGCCGCACAGGTGCTCGACGGTCTCGTGCTCGGGGTCCAGCGCGCGGCCTTCCGTGATCTCGGCCATGGCCCGGTGAGCGCGCAGCGACACGTGCCTCCCGTCGATCCGCACGTTGACCTTGCCATAGGGCCAGCGCTTGCCGTCGGTCTTGCCCGTCCACAACCAGCAGCCGCACTCGTTCTGGTCGTCGGGCTTCTCGCTGTTCGCGACCAGCCTCTCGTACATGGAGCCGTAGACCTTAGCCATCGCGGTCCACCCACGCGTAGACCTGCGGGGCCCGGCCGCCCTTGCCCTGAGGCCGCGGTCTCGTGCCTGCCGGTCGTACCAGGCCCTCCTCGACCAGGGCCGCGACCACGCGGGTGACGTCGTCGGTCCTCGAGCCCGTGATGTCGGCTATCTCGGGGACGGTGCGGGGTGCGCGCCACAGCAGGCCTGCGACATCGGCAAACCGTCGGATG